ACGCCCACCTGAGCGCCTCCGGTTGCGGCGAGAACGCCCGTAGGCTTACCGGAGCCGTCACCGGTAAAGAAGGATTCCTCTTCCTTGTTGCCGATGCGCCGAGCGAACTCCTTGGAAATATACGATTCAAGCGGGAACACGCTGTCGTTCAAAAGCTCCTCGGAAACCTTGATGAGAGTTCCCAGCTTATATGCTCCGATGGTTACCTGCCCGAAGCTGTCATCACTCTCGGGGATAGTACCTTCCTCGTCAATCCACGATGCCGTACCTTTGCTTGCAACAATGGGTATCTTTCGATCACCGGAGGAGGTAGTAATGACATTGGCAATGGTACGGAAGATGTTTTCTTCCTCGAGTGCTTCCACAAGGGTACGTTCGTATTCGTCAGGCACAAGATATCCACCCTCGGAATCGGTACCGATCTGCAGGGCATTTTTTACGTTCGGATCAAGGCCTTCCCCGGCACGGGTACGCATAGCGCTCCAGAAAGATCTCCGATATTCAGTGGATGCCCGTCCGGTCTTTTCCTCGGTGCCTTTTGTGGGTTCATTTGTAATTGGGTTGCTGGTAGCTTTGGAGAGTTCCAGGTCGATGGCAGCCTGGCGCTCAAGGCGCTCGATTTCCTTGCCCAGAGCAACCACGTCGTTTTCCATCTTTTCATAGGTTGCGGTATCTTCGTCGGACAGAAGTCCATTCTCTCCGCGCTTCGAGTCGAGGAATGCTTTGGCGGCATCCCATGCTCTGGCGCGTTTTTCACGCAGTTCAAGTATTTTGCTCATTAGAATGTTCCTCCTTCAAATTAGTGTGAGATTAAAGAGAGCCGCTTTTCCAGCAGTTCTATCGGGGTACCTGTTTTCGGTTTTGTCTTCTTGGGAATTTTCTCGAGCAGGGAGTTATATACCACTGCACGAGAGAATATGAGGCTTTGTCCAGTGTCCAAGGGAGTGTTTTCTTCTCTCTCCGTGAACAGGATTTTATCGGCAAAGCCAAGGTCAATTGCCTTATACGCGTTCATCCATGTTTCCGCGTCCATGAGATGGGATATCTTTGTTCGTGAAAGGCCGGACTTCAGTTCATAGGCATTGATTATGCTCTCCTTGACCTCATCCAGCAGGGCCTTTGCGCGGAGCATTTCCTCGCTGTCTCCGATGGCAATGGTCGAAGGGTTGTGGATCATAAGCATGGACACCGGCGACATATATACATCGCCGCCTGCCATAGCGATAACTGAAGCGGCGCTTGCCGCTATACCGTCAATCTTCACGGTCACATTACCGCTGTAATCCATCAGCATGTTGTAGATCTGAGCAGCTGCAAAAATGTCTCCGCCGGGCGAGTTGATCCATAGGGTAATGTCGCCAGTGCCCGCCAACAACTCGTCTCTAAACAGTTTGGGAGTCACCTCGTCACCGTACCATGTTTCATCAGATATTTCTCCGTTGAGATAGAGGGTACGTTCACCTGTGGTTTCATCTCGTACCCAGTTCCAGAATTTCCTCATTGGCTGTTCGCCTCCTTCTGATAAAAACTTCCCGCCTGTGAAAGCGGGAGCATATTGCCGTTGACCAGATACAGATCACCGCCCTCCTCGGCGGGGATGCGGTTCATGTCCTCAAGCTCCCGGATGTCGTTGGCCGACAGCCAACCGTTCTGACGCCCGACTGCGTATCCGTTCATCCTGCTTTGGTAATCGCCGCGCAGCAGACCGTCCACATTGAACTTAATGAAGATTGAGTTCTTTTCAGATGGCAGGAGAAGTGACTGCTGAAGGCTCTGCTCCCAGCGTACAACCCAGGGGTCTAGCGTATATTTCACAAACTCCAGCGACTGCTGTTCGATATTTGAGAAGCTGGATTTCTCTAGATCACCTACCATGTGCGGAGGTACACGAAAGATCCGGGCAATCTCATTTATCTGGAATTTACGTGTCTCAAGAAACTGAGCCTGTTCCGGAGGAATGCCGATGGCCTGAAACTTCATACCTTCCTCCAGCACGGCAATTCTATGGGCATTTCTACTGCCCTGGTATGCGCTGTTCCAGCTGTCTTTGACCCGCTGTATGTCCTTAATCACACCTGGATGCTCCAACACACCACCTGGGTTTGCGCCGTTGGCAAAGAAAGACGCGCCGTATTCTTCGGTTGCTAGCGACATTCCAATCGCATTCTTGGCCATGGCGATAGGAGAGTATCCAGTAAGCCCGTCAAAGCCCAGGCCCGGGATGTGCAGGACTTCATCCCGCCGGAGTTTCACCGTTTCGCTGCTTGGGTTAAGCCTGCTTTCCTCTAAATCTCTTCGATAGGTATAGACCAGCTCACCGTTTGACGCACGGCTGACTTCCATTTTATTCGGCAGCAGGGGATAGAGGGCTATGGGCTGAGCTCTCCCATTCCGTATTACCTGCGCGTAAGCGTTGCCCCAAAGCAAAAGATGACTCATCAGTGTCTCTCGGAACACAAATGAAGTCATCTCTGGGTTAGGCTCGTTATGGAGGAGGTAGTACAAAGGGTGCTGTGCAATTCGTTCTTTTCCACCATCCAGGCGGTAGCGGTAAACGTGTAAAGGCAATCCAGCGATTGCTTCGGCTAATATCCTTACACAGGCATATACTGCTGTGGTCTGCATAGCTGTTCGCTCGTTTACCGTTTTGCCGCTAGTAGTACCACCAAAAAGAAAATTATATCGACTTCTGCTTAAACTATTCTTAGGCTTGTCTCGTGAGCGAAAGAGTCTCTTGAATGGATTTATATAAACCACCTCCTCAAACATGGGCATAAAAAAAGCATCCATCCTGCGATAGATGCCTTGTTGCATTTGCACATATATCTTGTATTCTTATCAAATATAATCATACTCTGTTCTGGGTCTAAATTTAATTCCTGCCGTTTCTTCCAGATATTGTTTTAGAACTATAACTTCAATTTTTCTATCACTTCTTACAGCATCAAGGAAAAATCTTGTATAATCTCCTTCTTTAGCGGGAGGGATTATTTTTAATGTTCTTTTTTCTTGCGCTATGTCACTAACTTCATCACCGTTTTTAGTTATTCTAGTGTCTATATCCCAACAAATAATGCTATGCAAATTTTCAAAAGAATGGTTAAATTCTTTTTTTAGATAATTTTTAAACTCCACATAGTATAATTTAGATGTTTTTATAGGGATACTATCGTTTGCTTTAACAATTACATCTATTCCGACGTGTGTATCATAATCAATCACAGTAAAAGGAAACATGTTGGGATCGATAGCTTTAAGTTGCATGAACATAGCGAAAACACCACTTTCTTGAGTCGGTTCAACCAGCCGGACACCTTTATAATCAGCAACTCTCGTTGATTTAAGCCTATTCAATCTCCAATTAAAATCTTTCTTCTCTTTCTGTATAGTGTTGTATGAAACGGCTTCATTTTCAAGCCAATCCAAGTTTCTCCAATCATCTCCCTGTATGATGTCTTCATAAATACTGGTGGCTGCCTTACGAAGATCATCTATAATCTCTGAGGGAGTATTATCAATAGAGCCTCTATTAGCTGTCAATCGTAAATCTTGGCAATTAATAAACGCATGAAATCGAGTGTACTCAGAACCCTTCTGGGTTATCCACTCGTTTTTCTTTTGGATTGGTATGTAATCTTTGCAAAGCCATAGCCCATACCGTTCTTGAATGGTGTAGGCTCCTGATGGCGCAGAATATCCACTGCGACGTATCATTGGATTATATGAATATTTTACCCTTGTTCCTTCTATGCAAAATACAGCGTCATAACGAATTTCGGGGAAGTTTTCTAGATTTCCGCTTTTCACTATTTTTTTACAAAACCATTTTGGCGCCTCAGCTAAGTACTCATCAAAAAGAAGTGCCACGCTTTTGCTATTATTAGGAAAGACATGACCAAATTTAATAACCTCTGGTTCTTTCCTATCAACGCCTTTTAAAGTTAACACCACATCTTGATTTGTAGTAATATTAAACTCCTTCTCTATCGATCCCATTTTTGTAAACCAAAGAATATAATCCTTTAAACATTCATGTGTAAACCTATCGCGGCGATTATTATTATATCCTGTTATAGTAATTTTTGTACCGGTTTCTTCTGAACTGCGTTCCTCAGTTACTGATATGTCAGGTATTGTGTGGTCGTGTAACTTTTTTATTGGCTTATCCATAACTGCGTAGTAACGAATCCCATCATTTATTGTTTCCACTTCAATCAAAGAACTATTAAGGTACACTTTAGTTCCGTGACCTTTTTCACCAATCTTCGAATCATCTCCACGGCGTGTTGAATTACCCAAGTCAAAAAATGCTTGTAATCCGTCACGATTCATACCGTGGCCATTGTCCTTTATTGTTGTAATAAGAACTTTCTCACCATATTGTTTAATTACACTAAATAGAATCTCGATTTTCGTTGCTCCTGCATCAAATGCATTGCTTAAGCCTTCCCGTACAATATCAAGTGGGTTTGAAAAATCATAGGCTATCTCTACGAATTCCTGAGTTGGATCGACAGAAGGGGTCAGCTGATATTTATTAATGCTCATATGTACCTCCAAAGTTACTCGTTTTTCTACAGTAATTTACGAGGATTTACTTATATATTATACACTTTTTTGGAAAATACATCAATTAAGTATCATATTATCAATATCCCTCTCTCATCATAAACACTTGACCCTACATTGCTACCATTTCTTATAGCCCTATCAAGAGCCATAATCGTAGCCACAGCACCATCAATCTTTTCAGTAGACTTTTCCTTGTCAGGCTTGATGTTACCTGCAGGGTCGGTTCGAATAAAGATATTGTCCATCATCCAACGAAGTACCGGGTGACCACCATGCGCTATTTTCTGCTCCAGAGTAAGCTTCATTAGTTCCTTGGTAGGTGGACTCATGTCCTTAAACCCTTGTCCAAAAGGAACTACAGTAAAGCCAAGTCCCTCGAGGTTCTGCACCATCTGAACAGCACCCCAGCGGTCAAAGGCGATTTCTCTAATATTATATTTCGTGCCAAGTTCCTCAATAAAGGCTTCGATAAAACCGTAATGCACCACATTACCCTCAGTGGTTTCTAGGAATCCTTGCTTCTTCCATAGGTCATAATTAACATGATCTCTTCTCACGCGTAAATCAAG